CTCGCCGACTCCAGCCGCCTCGCCCCCGTCCTCGCCAACCGCGAAGCCCTCGGCGAGTTCATCAACAGCTACGCCGACAAGCAGCAGAGCGCCGGCACCGACATCAACCGGCAGGTCGCCGAAGCCACCCAGCGTGAGCTCGCCAACTGGCTCCGCGACAACGGGCAGAAGACCGACAAGGACAGCATCCAGCGGCCCAACCTCAACCCGCAGACGAGCCGCGGCACCAACGCCAGCATGCTCACCTCCCACCGCCAGGGCACCGCCCACAACCCGCACGCCGCTGGGGCCTCCCTGGACCGGATGTTCAACGACGGCGTCGACTACGTGCGCACCATCTGGCACAAGACCCCGGAGGCCAGCGTCGCAGAGAAGCTCGACGCCCTGCGGAACGCCGCGAGCAGCGTCAGCCCCTCCGACGGCGGCTTCCTCGTCCCCGAGAACCTGCGCTCGCAGCTCCTGCAGATCGCGCTGGAGGAGTCCGTCGTCCGGCCGCTCGCCACCGTCGTCCCGATGGACTCGGCGCGCGTCCCCTTCCCGATGATCGACTCGACGACCAACGCCGGCTCGGTCTTCGGCGGCATGATCGCCTACTGGGGAGAAGAGGGCGCCGCCCTCACCGACTCCAGCCCGAAGTTCGGCCGCGCCACCCTCGACGCCAAGAAGCTCACCGGCCTCAGCGCGGTGCCCAACGAGCTCCTGCAGGACTCCATCGTCAGCTTCTCCGCGCTGATCGAGAACCTGTGGCCCAAGGCCCTCGCGTTCAGCGAGGACGCGGCGTTCATGTCCGGCACCGGCGTCGGCGAGCCCCTCGCCTTCATGGGCGCCGGCAACACGGCCGCCATCGCGGTCGCGGCCGAGGCGGGACAGCCCAGCGGCACGATCCTCTACGAGAACATCGTCAAGATGTACGCGCGGATGCTGCCGTCCTCGCTGTCGAAGGCCGTGTGGATCTGCTCTCCGGACGCCCTGCCCGAGCTGTTCACCATGGCCCTCGCGGTCGGCACCGGCGGCGGCCCGATCTTCGTCAGCAGCGCGGTCGGCTCCGCCCCGATGACCATCTTCGGCCGTCCGCTGATCGTCTCCGAGAAGGCGGGCACCCTCGGCTCCCGCGGCGACATCGTCTTCGCGGACCTGTCGTACTACCTCGTCGGCGACCGGCAGACCATGACCGCCGACTCCTCGACGGACTTCAACTTCGGCTCCGACAAGACCACGTTCCGCATCATCCAGCGAGTCGACGGCCGCCCCTGGCTCAAGAGCCCCATCACTCCGAAGAACGGCGGCAACACCCTGTCGCCGTTCGTCGAGCTCGCGGCCCGCTAACCCCGACCGGCCGGCCCTGGCAGTAACGCCCCAGGGCCGGCTCTCACCCGGGCCGGCAGTGTCGCCCCGGCAGGCGCATCAGACGAAAGGACAAAGCCATGGCTCAGAAGGGACTCGGCGCGGGCTTCAACAGCTCCCCGGCCTCCGATGGCGTGTGGATCAATCTGCGGGACGCGGGTGCGATCGCGTTCCTCTGCTACCTGGGTGGCGCCGCGGGTGACACGTACACCCTGCAGGAGGCCAAGGACAGCGCGGGCACGGGCGCACAGAACCTCGCCGTGGTCACGGAGTACCACACCAACACGGGCAATGCGTCGGACGCGTGGACCCGGCGTACGCAGGCGGCCGCCGCGACCGTCGTCACTGCCGCTGCCGCGACGCAGAACGCGATGGTCGTCGAGGTGCTCGGCACGCAGCTGTCGGACACGTACAAGTACGTGAAGCTCACGTCGACCGGTGCGGGCACCGTCAACGCCCTCACCCACGACCTGGCAGCGCAGCGCGGAGCCGCGAACCTCCCCGCGATGGGGGCCTGATCATGTCCGTACTCATCGCGGGTGACCAGCTCCGCACCATCCTGTTCGGCACGAAGGTCGACCGGACCACTGCGGCGCTCCCGCAGACCACGCAGTCGGCGCTGTTCACGGTCACCGGCGGCCGGGTCCTCATCACCTCGATCGTGGGTGAGGTCACCACCGTCATCCAGACGCAGGCCAACGCCACCAAGATCGTGGCTAACCCCACGACCGGCACCGACGTCGACCTGTGCGCGACGCTCGACATCACCGCCGACCAGGTCGGCTGCCTGTACGGCATCACCGGCCTGTTCTCCGACGCGATGGTCGGGGCGAACGCCGGCGCAACGGTGGTGCCGCGGAACTCGGTGGTGGTGCCGGTCGGCACGATCGACCTGTCCTGCGCGGCCAGCAACACGGGCGCCGCGAAGTGGAGCATCACCTACATCCCGCTGGACAACGGCGCCTCGGTGACGGCGGCCTGACGTGCTGTGGATCTGCATGGACTGCTCCGCCGCCTACGCGCCGGGGCAGTCCAGCTGCCCGAACTGTCAGTCCCGCGAGTACATCGAGGAGGGCGTCATGCCGAAGATCACCGTTCACGGCGGAGCAACCAACGACGCGGAGACCGTCCTCGTGGGCGAGCCCGGCCCCGAACTGCTCGACCTGCCGAGCGGCGCCACCGTCCACCCCGAGCCCGAGGAGGAGTCATCTCCTGGGAACAGCTCCGAGACATCGTCCGAGAAGCCTCAGCCCTCGCAGAAGCCGAACGCCAGCAAGGCCCGATCGCGTGCCCGAACGACGGAGAACCCCTCCTGACCGGACCCGACGGCCTCCTGTACTGCTGCTGGGACGGATGGCGACCCGACGGCCGACAGGTCGGCACCTGATCCCCGGCCCCGCGGGCCTGCTCCTCTCGCGGGGCCGGGCCCTGTCCCAGTCCACTGCCAGCATTCCGATCAACCCAGAGGGGAGGCAGCATGGGCGTCTGGTACGCCACAAGGGAAGACGTGAAGTCCGCCCTGGATCTGAAGGAGACCTCGCGCAGTGACGCGCAGGTCGACCGGACGATCGAAGCTGCCTCCCGCGACGTCGAGGGCCTGCTACACCGCCGCTTCTACCCCGAGGTCGACACCCGGTACTTCGACTGGCCGGACCAGTACGCGCGGCCGTGGCGCCTGTGGCTGGACCAGTCTGAGCTGATCGAGCTCACCGCCATCTCCTCCGGCGGCGTGACCATCCCCACCGGCAACGTCAACCCGGAACCGAATCGGTCTGGGACGCCGTTCAACCGCGTCGAGATCCAGATCAGCAGCGACTCGGCGTTCGGCGGCGGATCCACCACCCAGCGGGACATCACCATCACCGGCCTGTGGGGCTACCGCAACGACGAGTCCCCGGCCGGTAGCGCGGCCGCTGGCATCAGCAACACGGCCACCACCCTGACCGTCCACGACGCTTCGGCGATCGGCGTCGGCCAGCTCCTCCGCATCGGCACGGAGCGGCTCATCGTCACCGGCCGCGCCATGACCAGCACCAGCCAGACCCTGCAAGCCGACCTCACCGAGAAGAAGAACGCCGAGACCGTCACCGTCACCGACGGCACCGCGTTCACCGCTGGCGAGGTCATCCTGATCGACGCCGAACGGATGCGGATCGTTGACGTCGCGGGCAACAACCTGGTCGTCGACCGGGCATGGGACGGCAGCACGTTGGCCGCTCACTCCGGCTCCACCATCTACGCGTCCCGCCGGCTGACCGTCACCCGCGGGGCCCTCGGCACGACCGCGGCCGCCATCGCTCAGGACGCGGCCATCTACCGGTGGGATCCGCCCGGCCCGGTCCGAACCCTCGTCATCGCCGAGGCCGTCACCACTCTGCTGCAGGAGTCGTCCGGCTACGCGCGCACTACCGGCGTCGGCAGCGCTTCGCGGCAGGTCGGCGGCGGCAACGTGACCAAGACCCAGTACGGCACCGGCCTGGAAGCCCTCCGGGAAATGGTCTACACGTCGCACGGCCGCAAGGCGCGGAAGAGGGCCGTCTGATGATCGGCAAGGTCTACGTCACGCTGAAGGGCCCCACCATTGAGGGCTACGCCGAGCCGATGCTGACTGCTGCCCTCGACGTGGCGCTCGCCGAGGTCGCCGACTACACCAAGCACGAGGTCAGCATGCGGCTGATCGAGGTGCTGCAGCACCCGACCGGCTACTACGAGTCTCAGATCAGGTCGGAGCGGGTCTCTGCCGAGGCGTACTCGATCAACGACTCCAATGTGATCTACGGGCCGTGGCTGGAGGGCATCAGCTACCGCAACCAGACCACCCGGTTCAAGGGCTACGCCACGTTCCGCATCGTCAAGAACAGCATGGCTCAGCGGTCCGAGGCGATCATCAATCGGGCCATCGCAGCCGTCTGCGGGAGGCTGTGATGACCCTCAACGTCACAGCGATCCTCGACGCCGTCGTCTCCCATGCACTGGCCTCCGGCTACTTCGACCAGGTCAACCAACACGAGCCGAAGAACGCCCCCGGGGCTGGCCTCACAGGAGCCGTGTGGGTGGATTCCATCCGTCCCGCTATGTCGTCCGGCCTCGACTCGTCCTCGGCGCTGCTGGTGCTCAACGTCCGCCTGTACACGTCGATGCTGCAGGAGCCGCAGGACGCCATCGACCCGACGGTCATGGACGCCACGAACGCTCTGTACGCCGCCTACGCGGGCGACTTCACGCTCGGCGGGCTGGTCCGCCACGTGGACCTGCGCGGCGCTGAAGGTGCGCCCCTGCAGGCGAAGGCTGGCTATCTGAACCAGGACCAGAGGATGTACCGGGTCATGACGATCACGTTGCCCGTGGTCGTCAACGACGCGTGGGACGAGGAGGCGTAATGGCCAAGGCATCTGGTCTCGGCGACAACTGCTACGTGGGTGGCTACAACCTCTCCGGGGACATCGGGTCCGTCGACAAGATCGCGGGACCGGTGAAGCCGATCGAGGT